TGATAGAAGAATGTGCATCATTTCCTTATGGAGATCATGATGATTTGGTGGACAGTACAACACAAGCGTTAATGCGTTTCAGACAAGGAGGATTTGTTAACTTGCCTGATGATTACCAAGAGGATCCATTACCGCGAATTGATAAGGAATACTACTAATGGATGATTTTCCAGAGTTTGAGACATACGCTGACGTTATAGACGCTTATGAAAGAGATAGCATGGGTTATTCAACCCTAACAGATTACATCAAAGGTAATAATATTAAAATTAAAGAAATTGACATTAGCCCCTTATCAGATTTAGAAAATTTAAGAAACGGCGGACCAGTAGGAATCGAAGTTTTATTTACAGAAAAAGTTCCAGCGGCCCCCTCACAACTTGTATCTGAGTCGGATATACTTTTAGGCTACAGAGGTGATGCTGCATACAGAAGTGGTAGTCTTCAATCTTCAAGTATTGGACAGGGGAACGTCGGATCGAAAGCAAGTTTTGGTGGTGGTAAAGGTAGAGATAGAAGTGGTAGAGATGAAGGAGCTGGCGGTGCAGACAGAAGTAAAGTAACTCAAGAACAAAATATAAATCAAATAAGAAATCAATTAGGAATTAAAGATCCAAACTTAATTCAAAAAACTTTTGATACATACAATCGATTACCCTTACCAATAAAAGGTGCGATTAATACCATCGCACCTGTAGACTTAATGAAAATATTTAATATAGGAAATGCAATTAACACAGGTGTTAATCAAATGAAATATCCTGATATAACAGAAGAAGACGTAACATTAGGAATAGATAATCTTAGAGCAGATTTAACTAAAGCTCAAAAGAAGGCTTTAGGAAAACAAAAGATGGGCTATGATATGGGTTTATTTACCATTGATGATGTTAGAGAAAATATAAAACCTTTAGGTGATCCTGATAAACCTGCAACAAATGAAGAGATAAAAGAATTTTTTCAAGCAAAAGACGGCGGCCGAGTCGGATTGTTTATGGGCGGTCCGGCATTAGAAGGCACTGCATTAAATATCTACAATTCTATGAACGCGTATGGTTTTAGTGATCAAGAAATTGCAAATGCATTACAGGAACGTGGATTATATACACCACCGGGTTCAGACTCAGGGACACCACCACAAGCAAGTCAAACACTTGGCTATCAAGGTGGTGATGATAAACCCATGATTAGACCTGTTAAAAAAGATCCAAAAATACAAGCTAACTTAGAAGCAATACAAAGAAGTCAAGCCTTAGAAAAAATGGGTATACAAGATCCATTTGCATCTGAAGGACAACCAGGAAATGAATACTATGGAGATATGATGGAGATAGATCTTTCTCCTGGTAAACAAAGTATGTTTGCAAAAGCTAAACAAGGATTGAGTGGAGCTGTTGGAAAAGTAAAAGGGTTAATGGACAATCCAGTTATGAATGCAATGAGTTTTGCAGTAAATCCTCTTATAGGAGGAGTTAAAGGCATAGCTAGTTTTGCTAATAAAATGTTACCTGCTAATGAAAGAGCGTTTGTTGAAAATGCTGCGGGTAATTTAGGTATCTTTGTTGATGACATTGGTAGAATTGTAAATATGGGAGACTATATGGATCCTAATAATATTATGGCGGGATATAATTTAAATAGAATTAATGCAAATACTTTTCAAAAAAGAATCGATAGAATTAGACGAGGAAGATTATCCGATGAAAAAAAACAAGAACGAATTGAGTTAATCAGAGAAGCACAAAGAAAAATTGAAGCCGCACAAAAACTTGCAAGACTACAAGCAGAACAAGCTAACCTTGCAAAAGGTAGAGCGCCAAGCGGTGGAAGATTTGATGGAGGATCGGCAGCTTATACTAATCCTGATACTGGTGTTGGTGGTGGACAATTTACAGACTCACTGGGTAATGTAGATTATCAAGATGCTTACGATCCAGGTGGTGGAGAGAAAGATGGTGGTCTTATAGGTTATAATAAAGGTGGCCTCGCTACGATGTTCAGGAATAAAAGATAATGGAAATAAAATACGATCCAATTAGAGGGGCTATTGTAGACACTAAAAACGAAATGAAGGTGACTCAGCCTGAGTTATTATTCTGGACTGCTACTCATCCAGACCCTGTAAACATAGATGAGCCCAAATTGACAAAAATTAAACCACCTGCTATGATGCGAAACAAGGGAATATTAGCTAAAAATAAAGAGGGATAATAATGGCCACGATAGACAAACCGCTTCCTAACATTTCAGAAACTGTTGTAGAAGTTCCAAAACAAGAAGAGTTGGTAGAAGCAAGAGAAGAGATTACTGAAAAAAAGAATCAACAAGGTAACATCGAAGTTACTATGGATGAAGAAGGTGGTGCGGAGATCGCATTTGACCCAAGAGCTGTAGTAGAAGAAGGTGGTCAAGATCATTTTGAAAACTTAGCAGATTTTTTAGGAGATGAAATTTTAGAACCATTAGGTGCTAAAATGGTAGATCAATACAATGAATACAAAGAATCACGTGGTGATTGGGAAGATACATACAGAAATGGTTTAGAACTTTTAGGTTTTAAATACGAAAGAAGAACAGAACCTTTTAGAGGAGCAAGTGGTGTAAACCATCCTGTTCTTGCAGAAGCAGTTACACAATTTCAAGCGCAAGCTTATAAAGAATTATTACCAGCAGACGGACCGGTTAGAACTCAAATCATGGGTGATGCAACGGTTGCTAAAGAAGAACAAGCCAAACGTGTAAAAGATTTTATGAATTATCAAATTACAGATCAAATGAAAGAATACGAACCAGAGTTTGATCAAATGCTTTTCTATCTCCCTCTCAGCGGCTCTACCTTTAAAAAAGTTTATTATGATTCCCTCTTAGGTAGAGCCGTTTCTAAATTTGTACCAGCGGATGATTTGATTGTTCCATATTCTGCAAACAGTTTAGAGGATGCAGAAGCAATTATTCACGTAATAAAAATTTCTGAAAACGAATTAAAGAAACAACAGGTTGCAGGATTTTATAGAGACATAGAATTAGGAACACCTCCTGTTACAGAAAATCAATTAGAAGATAAAAAATTAGAACTAGAAGGAATTTCTAAAGATGGCCAAGAAGATCAATACACTTTGTATGAAGTACATACCAATTTAGATTTAGAAGGTTATGAAGATCTAGGAACAGATGGAGATCCAACAGGAATCAAACTTCCATATGTAGTAACAGTTGCGCAAGCTAACAATAAAATTTTATCTATTAGAAGAAACTTTAATGCAGATGATCCATTAAAGAAAAAAATAAATTATTTTGTACAATTTAAATTTTTACCTGGCACAGGATTTTATGGTTTTGGTTTAATCCACATGATTGGTGGATTAACTAGAACTGCAACAGCAGCTTTAAGACAGTTGTTAGATGCA